TCCCGAAGGTGTTATTTACTGGATGTTTGATAAAGACAAACACATAGTAAATAAACTCCCCGACGATTTCACGATCTGCGAAGCGTTCGTCGCGGGTGACGGTGGAACGACTGACGCGACATCGATAGGATTCTATCTCGCTGGGTTCATGGGTGACAGGTACGATCCGCGCCCGAAACAGTATCGCCTTTACTGCGTCGGTGATTGGTATTACGACGGTGGTCAGATGGCAATGAGCGATCAGGCGAAGCGGATCTGCGGAGAGTTCCTTCCCTACATGCGGAACAAATACCACATCAGGGAAAACGGAGTCTATATCGATCCAGCGTGTAAAGCACTGAGACTCGAAATCGAGAAGTTCGGAGTCATGACTGAAGGTGCTGATAATAACTCGCATGACGTAAAAGGAGCATCAAAGGGACTGAAGGTCGGTATCGAGATGCTTCAGAGTTCTATTAACGACGGTCGGTTTTACTTGGTGGAAGATGAACGTTACGGAACAGAACCGTTCATAAAAGAAGCTGGGTTGTATTGCGTTAATCAAAACGGAGAACCGATTGACGCTTACAATCACGTAATGGATCAAACACGCTATGCGAGCACACATTTCTTGAAAACTTATGGAATGTGGGGATGATAAATGAAATTATTCGACAGGATCAGAAGTGGGGTGAACCGGATGGCTGAAAATACTGGACTGTTTCGGAAAGACGTTTTCGAGCTTGAAGGAGTTCCAGCCTTTCGCGAGTATTACCAGTTATTTATTTTTGTATGGCAAGCGATCTACAAGGGTTATTATAAGGCATGGCACGAGATACCGATTCGGACTATAAAGGATCCTAAAGGCACGAAAAAACGTTGCATGGCGACGATGAACGCGGGAAAGATGGGCGCGTCTCAGATGGCGCGTTATGTATGGAACGAACGTTGCTCCATCACCGCGAGCATGAAGAACAGTGAAGCCGAAGAAGATCTCCTGAACGAGTTTCTTCAGAAGGTTCTCGACGATAACAAGTTCGGAACCGCGTTCGGTGATCTGCTTGAAAAGTCGTTCGCTTTGGGCGGTGGTGTTATCAGGGAATACGTCGAGATTCCCAAAGACAAAAACGGAAACGACATCGGAGAAGGTACAGTCAGACTCGGATATACAATGGCGAGTCAGTTCGTACCAACCGCATGGGATAACGCGAAGGTGAAGTCAGGAATCTTCATCAGTCGCGAAGCGCGGGACGGTTATTATTATACCGTCTTGGAGTGGCACAGACTCGACGGTACAACGTACAGAGTCACGAACGATCTGTATCGGATGCCGATTAAGGGCGACGAACCTCAGAATATTCTCGGTTGGTGGTATCCCCTGAACGAGATTTATCCTCTCCTGTCTCCTGATACGACAATGGAGAACGTCAAAGGTTCTTTCTTCCAGTATTTCAAGCCTTTCGGCGCGAACTATGCGGACGATAACTCTCCTTTGGGAATGAGTATCTTCGCTACTGCTCTCGGTACGCTTCACGGTATCGACATTATCTTCGACTCCTTCCAGCGCGAGTTCGTGCTCGGTAAGAAGAGGATCATCGCTCCCGCTCGCATGATGAAGAACGTCGGCGGTCTGAACGGTGGTGCTCCGCAGAGATATTTCGACGCTGAAGACGAAGTCTACGAAGCATTGTCAACCGATACGAACGAGGATCTGAAGATTCAGGACAACTCCGTTTCACTGAGAGTTCAGGAGCATGTAGATGGTATTAACGCGCATCTCGCTATTCTTTGCGCTCAGATCGGTTTCGATGCTGGAACGCTGTCGTTCGATGCGTCAAGAGGATTGAAAACCGCGACAGAGGTCATCTCTGAAGACTCGAAGACGTTCGGAACGGTTCAGGCACACGAGAACAACATTCGCGACAGCCTGATTCAGATGGTTCACGCGATATTCGATATCGCGGTTCGGTACGGTCTGACATACAAAGGACAGACAATCGAGAGTTTGATCGCTGGCGGTTACGACGTTTCCGTCCAGTTCGACGACTCGATCATTCAGGATAAGGACGCGGATATTAACCGCGGAATCATGGAGATCGGCGCGGGTGTCCTGAGTAAAAAGAAGTTCATGATGGACACGCTCGGATATACCAAGGAAGAAGCAGAACAGGAACTCGCTCAGATCGCAGAGGAACGGAAAACGAACTCGGTCGTCGTCGATAGGCTTTTCGGCGGGATGGAGTGATTTAAATGGATCCGCGCTTTATTGAACGGATGTCATGGAGAATGGGCGAGGTTTACTCAGCGGTAACGGATCAGATATTGATTAACCTTGCTCGCCATTTCAAGGTATTGAAGTCTGTTCCTGTCGGCGGTGCTTTTGAGTATCAGGCTCAGAAGCTCGCTGAGATGGGACAGGTAAACCGAGAGACCGAACAGATCATTTTAACGATGCTCGGTGACGCTGACGACGCGCTTCAGGAGCTACTCGAAGCGTCTATCAAAGACGGACTGAAGAACGTCGAGAAACCGCTCAGAGAAGCGTCTGAGCGCGGTCTCCTGATGGGTAAAGGATTTCTCCCCCCTGAGGTCGCACCGCGTCAAATGCAAGCGTTCAGAGCGTTCTATCGACAGTCTGCGGATAAACTGAACCTCGTTAACACAGTCGTTCTCGAAAGCACTCAGCAAGCGTATCGGTCTACTGTGACCGACATCGTTACGAAAATGAGTGCGACACAGGATATCTTAAACGTCGCGACAGGCGAAGTCGTCTCAGGAGTATCGACTCTGAACGAGGTTGTCAGATCCAGCGTTCAGAAGATGGTCGAGAACGAAATAACAGGTTTCATCTATTACCGTAAGGACGGAACAGCGGTTCACCTTTCGCCTGAAGCGTATGTAACGATGGATGTCCGAACGACGATGGCGAACACCGCGAGAGAAGCGGTCTTCGAGCGGATGGATGATTACGGAGACGATCTGTATCAGGTCTCCCACCATGACGGAGCGAGACCGCTTTGTTATCCGTGGCAAGGAAAGGTCATCAGTCGTAACGACAGGTCAGGCGAGACAGAAGACGATGAAGGAAATACTATTCGGGTTTACGCTCAGTCAGAAACCAGTTACGGAGAACCCGCAGGACTGTTCGGGATTAACTGCGGACATTATCCTATCCCCTTTATCCCCCGATTTAGTCGGATTCGTCCACCTGATCAAAACAAAGAACAGAACGACAGAGAATACGAGGAAAGTCAAAAGCAGAGAGAGTTAGAACGCGAGTTCCGGTACGCGAAACGCGATCTCGCTGTCGCCAAAGCGCGTGAGGATGAAACTGAGATAAAATCGGCGAAACTGAAGGTCACGAACGCTCGGACTCGACTCAATGAGTTCTGCGAGGAAACAGGACGACCGCGAATTAAGAGTCGCGAACGCACTCCGATAAAAGCAACATTCCCCGATACATGAAAGGAGCTTTAACAATGTGTGAACACAAAAACCTGAAGACGGTTAACAACATGCTGACTTGTAAGGACTGCGGTCAGCAGTTGCCTTTGTCCTTTCTTACGGATAGAGGAAAGAAAAAAGGTAAAGACGCGGATCCTGCTCCTGTTGTACAGCCTGAGACACCGCCTGAAGCGGTTGACGAGCAGAAACAGGTAAATTCCGCAGAAATTCCTGCGGAGAACCCGCCTGTCGAGTCTCAGACGAATAAATCCTCACCTGAAAAGAAACCGCGCAAAAACGCGAAGAAAGGAGCTTAAACAGCATGAGAGAGTTAGTCGTTCAGCCTTTCGTCGAAGGAAAATCTTATAAGGTGATATACGGACTGAGCACCGAGAACAAACCGACGACAGGTATCGTAACTGGTTCAGCCTTTATTGAGGTCGACACGAGCGATTCTTATCTGTTTGACGAGGATAATTCTCAGTGGCATAAGGTAGGTGTTACGGTTGAGTGATAAAACAATCATCGGAAACCTGATGACGCTCGTAAAAGCGTTTATGCCAAAAAAGGCAGACCTTCAGGACGCTGTCGATACATGGCTGGACGATCATCCCGAAGCGACGACCACTGTCGAGGATGGGAGCATAACGGAAGAAAAACTTTCTTCTGATGTCATCGAAACGTTGAGCGGTTTGCAGTCAGACGTAACTGACGTTAAGACAGCTATTCACGGCATCAGCACAGCGCAAAAAGATATTACCGGATGTGTGCCTGTTCCGATGGTAGCAAAGAAGTACATTTCGTTATCCGGTAGCACTGTATCAATGAGTGACGGTCATCCTGCATATACAGATGGAACAACATCGTATTCATGCGGATATGTTGCTTGTGTTGAAGGTGATGTATTTACCGTAAACGGAACAGGTGGCGGTGCAACTCGCCTGTGGGGATTTGTTGACGATGAAGGGAATATCCTTTCTGTTTCCGAAGCAAGCATGACAGAAAGCGGATTAACACTTGTTACTCCTACAGATTCGGCGTGGTTTATCACTCATACGAATGATGATTCTATCTCCTATAAAGGAAATACACTTGAACTTGTTGGAGAATTGATTATTCATCCGTATGAAGAAATAAAAAATTTTGGTCAGGGATCAATAGCATCATCGGATGGACATATCATTGATTCAACAACAAGAATATATACACCAGAATATTATCCGTTTGAAGATGGACTGTTCTTAACAAAGGATAAAAACATAAAATGGTCATTAAGATATTATACAGAACAGCCAAGTATTCATTGGGGAGATGGTGAATGGAGAACGTTAGACGGGAAAGTAACAACTCCTTATCCAAATGTAGATAAATATTTCAGAATAATAATAGCGTATACTGATGATAGCACAATTACACCTTCAGCAAATATAAGCGTGAAACTGTGGAAGAAAGCAAGCGCAACAGATAAAACGCTTACAAAAGAAAACAAAGTTGCAGATGCAAAAGCGGTTGGAGATCAACTAAAAGCTCTTGCAAGTACTCCAACAGGATCAAGTTCCATGCTTGGCAATGCGACTATCAGAGCAGCGAAAACAATAAACTTCTCTGATGGCACACCGCCTGTCATAGATTGGTATCTGGTGCAGACGGTTGACAGTAAATTTTACAAAACAAAGGACTTTATAACAAAAGATTATTTATTCACAACAAGGAATAGTGGCATGGCAGGATATGTTTCGGATTGGTCATGCGCTATTCTTCCAAACAATGATGTACTGTTTGTTGCTGATGCAGCAGGACTTTCCACAAGCACTTACGGAAGGCTGAAAGATGAAAACCGTATCAATCCGATTGTTTTCCTTGCTTCAGAAAACTATGCACAAGCACACGTAATTGACTTTGGTTCATCGTTAAAGCCTTGCGGATGGTTAAACAATGTTGGTTTCTGCACTCTTCCGAACGGTGATTTTGTGTTTGCTGAATACACCAGAGGAACGGTCAAAACAGCAAATGTCTGGCTTGTTTCCGGTGATGTTACTGATCCTTCAAACTGGTCTGTCACATGGTCTGTAAACATCATAGACACAATGGACAGTACAACACCCGGCACAAAGCACTGTCACGAAGTTATGTATGACTTCTTCACCGGAATACTGTACTTTGGAACAGGTGACAGTGAAACAGGATCAAACAATTATTACAGTACAGACGGTGGAGAAACATGGACTCTGCTTTATGGCGAAGATAAAAACAGATGTAGACGGTTAAATTTCATTTTCACCGAAGATCATGTCTATTGGGCATCCGATTCATGGCAAGCAGAAGATCATCATTTCTTTATCGGTCAGCGTGATAATAACGGCATTGTAGATGTTGAGAATGCGACAGAGGTTAGTTTGACAAGTGGAAACGGTCAGGCCTGCTATGGTATTGTATATCTCAAAGAACAAAACCTAATCATAATGATGGATAGAATTGATGATCCTGTGACGAACAAACTGAATTGGTATTGTTATGATCTGACAACGGGAACAGTGGAAAAGATAGGCGAAATCGGTTCTGCTGATAATACACTGACTTATCTTGGTTTCCGTTGCCGTTTCATGGACTTCTATCCGACAGGAAGCGCAATACTGACAGGTTTTAGTCCAAGAACAACAAGCGTAAATGATGACACAAACCGAAACAAACTGTGTGGTAATCAGGGTGGAGCAAGTGGTGACGGATCAACACGTATCAACAACTTGCTTTTGTATGTGTATAAAAACGGAACAGAATATTCATACAGAGCAACAACGTTGTGGATCTGATGAATAGGACGCAATTCACGGCTGGAACAACTCGGTAAAAACGACGGTATTTTTCCATTTTACAGTTGATCAAAGCGGTTAGATCGAAAGATCGACCGCTTTTTTCATACAAAATTCGACTGGCGAGTCGTAATAATACGCGCTCGGTGCATCTCTCTATCGCACCGCAAAAAGGAGTAGTAATGAGTAAATTCACAAGAGAAGCTGTCGGAAAGATCATCGGAAACGCTGAACTCACAGAGGAACAGAAGCGCGAGCAGATTTTTACTCTGTACGGTTCCGCACTCGATGAAGGTTACGTCAGCAGACGACAGGCAGAAGATATGAAGAATCAAGCGATTGAAGAAACGAAAGCTGGGTTCAAAGTTCCTGATCCTGTCGATCCGAAAACGACTCAGGAATATCTCGATCTTCAGACTGAAAGAGACATGCTCCGCGCCATTAACGGAGAAGAGTTCCAGTCTGTAAAACCGAAGTTTCGCGAACAGGTTTTCGGAATGATTGACAGGGGCGAAAAAGCTCCTGCAATCGCTGATCAGTTGACAGGGATCCGCGAGAAATGGGAAGAAATGTTCATTTCAGCAGAATCTCCCAAAGACGATCAGAAAAAGAATACTCCGCAGTATTCACAGAACGCGACAGGGGACAGAACGAACCCTGAAACGGAAGAAGAAAAAATCTTCAGACAGATGTCTGAAGCATGGAAGTAAAGAAAGGAGATTTTAAAGAATGGGTAACTCTATTAACTATGCGTCCATTTTTAACCGGATTCTCGACGAGAAGTTCTATATTCTTCCGAGAACCATGTGGATGGAAGACACGAACGCTGGCATCGTGTGGGAAGGTGGAAAATACGTCAAGATTCCGAAGCTCGGTATGGACGGTCTCGGAACCATGAACGGTTATAAAGCTCCTCAGGGCGATCTCGTGCTGGACTGGGAGACTAAGGAACTTCAGTGGTATCGCGGTCGGAACTTCTCTATCGGTCGTTACGATGTCGACGAAACCAACTTCGCACTGACTGTCGGTAATGCTCTGCGCGTGTTCCTGAACGAGAAGGTCATTCCTGAGGTTGACTGTCTGCGTATCGCGTCCGTCGCTCAGGGTGCCGTTGGTTACGGAACTATCGTTCCTCAGGCGACCGCGAGCATCACTTCCGCGAACATTCTCGGTCTGATTCTCGACGATATCGCGAAGGTTCAGGATAAGATCGGCGAGACCGAACAGCTTTATATTCAGATCAGCACTGGTCTGAAAAATCTGCTGGAACAGAGCACCGCGATTCAGAAGTATCTGAACGTTCGTGATTTCGCTATTCGCTCCGCGAACGTCAAGCTCGAAGCACTGAACGACCAGTATCTGATCGGCACTCCCAGCGCGTACATGCACTCTGTGTTCGGTATGAACGACGGTGCTACTGCTGGTCAGACTGTCGGCGGTGTCACCTTCGCGAACCTCGGTGCAAATATTAACTGGCTGATCTGTGCTCGTCCTGCCGTTGACGCTATCGCTCGTCCGCAGATCACGAAGGTTATCACTCCTGACGAGAATCAGGAAGGCGAGTTCTGGAAAGTCATGTTCTCCCTGTATCACGGTAACTGGATCATGGAGAACAAGGGCGACGGTCTGCTGGCGAACATGAACACCACTCTCGGCGCGATCACCGTTACCAGCGAAGCGGGAACTTCTGCTGTCGGAGATACCGTTATCGGTGTGACCGCTGTCGTTCCTGCTGGCATGAAGCTCGTCTATAAGATCGATTCCAGCACCGCGCCCGCGGTCGCTCTCGGAACCGCGCTGACGACTGGCTGGGCGGATCTCCCCGCTGACGGTAAGCTGTCCAGCACTAACGGTTATGCGATCACCGTCGCACTTGTTCACAAGGCGAACGGACAGCCTCTCGCGTCCGGTAATACGACCATCGTCGCGAAGACTGAGTAATAAGGAGATAGACACATGAGCGCGATAGTGGATTATTCCTATTATTCGAGTATCTACAAGGGAACGGAAGTCGATCAGACTTCCTTCCCCGCGCTCGTTGCACATGCTTCACGAATGGTCGATGCTATGACGCGTTGGCAAGTGAACGAACAGACTTTCCCTGAACTCCCTGAACTGACACAGACCATGTATAAACTCGCGGTCTGCTCTCAGGTTGACTTTCTGTCGCTGAACGGTCTCGAATCGATTAACGACGCTGGAAGTGCAGGATTCACCGTGGGAAAGGTAACGGTTCACTCGAAAAGCGCGTCTGTCGCTGGCGGTGCTATGAGCGCGAACATATCCCCCGCGACGATTCTCTATCTCGAACAGTCAGGACTGATGAATCCTGCTGTTCCTGTCTATGGGGGTGGGATCCTGTGCTGAAACCTATCCCCGCAAAGATCATGCGAACCACTATCACAGTGAAAGCGTGTACCGGAACTGATCGGTATCAGAAACCGACGTATACAGATTACACTGTGAAGAAAGTTCACCTACAACCGACGAACGAGATCAGAAAGACCGCAGATAATACAGACTGCGTCCTGAGATCGCTCCTGTTCGTCGATAAACAGCACAGCACACCTTCTCTCGACTGGAACGAACTCGTTAACGTTGCTCACGCGAAAGCTGGCGACGTTAAGGTCGTTTGTAGGGGAGAGACATACACTGTCTTTACCGTTGACGCGCTTCGAGATGACTCTGACTGTTTCCATCACTGGGAGATCGGTTTGAGGTGATAACATGCCTGTTAAGATCATGATCGATCCGAACAAGGTGAGTTCAAGAGTCATGACCGCTTGGAACGCTGGACTCCCGCAGTTATCAGAGGAAATCCTCGCGGACTGTAACGAGTATTGTAAAGAGGAATCTCAGACGCTGATTAAGTCGTCCCTTATAAGCTCGAAACCGGAAGAAGGAAAGCTCGTATGGGACACAAAGTACGCGAAGCGTCAATACTGGGAGATTCAGACTTCACTGAAGCGCGGTCGTACTTGGAAATGGTGCGAGACTGCGAAGCGTAAACGGTTAAAAGAGTGGAAGAAGAAAGCTGAAAGGGGGTTAAAAGATAACCTGTGAGCGAAATAAACACTGAAACGAATACTCCCCCTGAACAGGTCTCCGAGACTGGTTCTGAGGTCACTCCCGCGAGCGGTTCTTCGAGCATTATAAATCAGGCTGTCGAAAAGGTTATGGACTTGATCGACAGCCTTAATTTATACGCTCTGATCACTCGTGGAGCACTCGGAACAGGAAACAGTCTCGTCTGTGAGGTTGCTCCTTCTTCTCCTTCGGAAGTGTATCTCGACAAAAACCAGTATATCACCGTCGATCTCACGATTAACGGTAAACACTCAGACCTCGAACTCCTGAGCGATTCGATGAACCTGATTCACGAGTCTTTGACAATGCTGAAAGAGTATCCGTACTCGGAGAACTGGCAGATCGTCGATATCGTGACGCTGACTGAACCGCAAGTCATCGGACGCGAAGAAAATAACGACTGGATTATGGCTTCGTCTCTCGGAGTTAAGGTCCTGACAATGAAATAAAAAGAAAGGATGAAAAGATTACATGATTAAACCTGTATGGGCGAATAAGATCGAAATCGGTGTGTCTGTCACTACTGCGGATCCACCTGTATGGACTTATGCTGAACTCTGCGAAGGTATTGAAGGTATGACTTTCAATTCCAATGAGCAGAACCAGCAGTATTTCTTCCTGTGTGGTAAGGGTTTCGCGCATAATGAAGTAACTGGCGGTGCTCCTGAACTTCAGATCACAGGTCGTCGCGTTGTGGGTAACACCGCGCAGGACTATATCTGCGGGAAACAGTTCTCACTCGGTGAAGCGCGGAATAGTTCTATCAAGGTTACGACTGCTGAAGGTAAAGTCATTACTTGCGGTTGCTCCGTGGGCGATGTCGTTTCCTTTGGCGGGAACACT